AATCTCCCTCACCTAAACTTATTTCTTGCTATTGAGGTAGCCCTCTATGATGCCCTTAATGGCTCGCTTGTCGTCATCTGACAAGGGCTTGCCGTCAAACAGCATGATGCGGCCGTCCAAGTCATCAAGTTCTATTTCATGCTCTGGAGCTTTTTCTCCTGCGATAGCTGGGTTATCTGTCCGACCAAGCAAGTAGTCGGTGGATACTCCGAAATAGTCTGCGACTTGATTTAGTTTTTTTGGTTTTGGTTCGCTGCTTTTCCAAGAATACAAGGAATTTCTGCTAAAACCAATTTTTTCTTCAAGAGCATTTATAGATAACCCTCTCTTTTGGGCTAGCTCTTTAATTATTTCAAACGTCGGAAACATTGTCATATCAGCCTTTCTAGGACATGACAAAAAATATTTTAAAAAGTTCTATAAAAATGCTTGACAATTTTTAAAGAGTTTTGTAAAATAGTTTTTGTAAGTTAATGAGTTAGAAAAAACGAAGTAAAACTTATCTAAAATTGAATAGCTTTGGCGAGCGCATTGAATTGATAGATATAGCGTTTTATCAATGTTTTTAACTATGCCTACATTTTAAAACTTTCTTTAAAAATTGTCAAGCATTTTTATAAAATAATTTACTAACTCATTTTCTTACAAAACAAAAAAACGTACTCTAGCTGCTATCTAGAGTACGCTACGGAAATTGTTCTGCTCAAGCTAATAGCAGTAGCCAACAACACTTCGCTGGTATCGTCCCCAGCACTGTAGTTGAAATAGAATTTGATTCTCGATTTGGAAGACTAGCTTTTTCGACACTTTAAAGAAAAATGTCAGCTATTTTAAAAATATTTGGTCGTCTAGCTAAGACGCCGAGAAAAAGCTAGCTTCCCTATTGAACCCTGCTAGTCAGGTACGGTAGGCAAAAGGTAACCTACAAAATGAATCCAAACTCTACTGAGACACAGTACCTTTCAAAAATTCTGCCAATTTGCATCAGCTCCTTTCTGTATAAAGGTAATCAAATTATACAAAAAGTAAGAAGTTTTGTAAAGGTATTTTAGCTAAAAAGTTTGAGCAGAAGCGTTTTCCTTGTATTATTAGTTATTTTTTTAACTTACAAAGTAAGGAGGGGTATTATGCCAAACATGGACAATGGTCGTCAAAAGGTATTGGATTATCTAAAAGAGAATAATCTAACAATGGCAACATTAGCAGTTCAATATAACATGGCCCGTCAAGATGTAACAAATATCTTGAATGGTAAATTAAAAAATCCGCAAGCACATCGTTTTGTAGCTCGTGTGATTGAAGATTTCAAAATCAGATAGGAAAATCAAAAATGAGATACAGGTACGAAAAGACCGTTTTAGGTTGGAATTACCACGTTGTAAACGAAAAGGATAATCGGACAATGTTTCATCCGAATGCGAAAGAATTAAAAGATCTTAAAAGATTTTGCGCCGCTAACAAAGATATCTTAGAGGAAAAAATGGAAAGCGAAAGCAATTATGGCCTAGCATTCTTTGCTTGCGGATATGACGGCCAATGTCAACAGGATTTTATTGAGTATTGGGATGAACGTGGTGTGTCAGTTTTTTAAAAAAAGAAAGGAAAACAAACATGGAACAAACACAACTTCAAGAAAACGTTGAAAAGTATATCGAATTAAGAAAAGCACTCGGTGAGGAAAACTTTGAATCATTAAATGAAGCATGTAGATATCTTATCAGAGAGCAAAAAGAAAAGCTGACAAAGGGCATCACATTAACAGAAAGTGATTATAACGCCCTCCGCAGCTACGCAGAAAAATATACGAAGAACTAACGAACAACTCCGCTCATGCGCTCTCTCATTTCATTATGAGCGTCAATAGAGCTAGCGAAAGCTGCAGCAGCATTACTATTTTTAGAAAATTCTTCCAGAACTTGTGCGAGAGCTTTTGAAAGATTTTCAGAGTTATCTATACCGTGTTCTTCAAGTATATTTTTAATATCTTGTTCATTCATCATAATCACCTCCCTTCGAGATGATTATAGCACAAAAAAGCACCTCTGGGTGAGGCGCTTACAAAAATATTTACGACTAAATTATATCAAAAAAGAAAGGAAAAGTAAATGAACGAAATTATCAACGTTACACTTAATGACAATCACGAGCCAGTAGTTTCAGGAAGACAACTACATGAGGCGCTTGAAGTAAAAACACCTTATGACAAATGGTTCCCGCGAATGACGGAGTATGGCTTTACAGAAAACGAAGACTTTTCGACATTTTTGTCGCAAAGTACAGGAGGTCGTAGAGCTACTGACCACGTCATCAAGCTAGACATGGCCAAAGAAATTGCCATGATCCAGAGAACGGAGCGAGGCAAGCAAGTCCGACAATACTTTATACAAGTAGAGAAAGATTTTAACAGCCCTGAGAAGATCATGGCAAGAGCCTTACTCATGGCTGATCAGAAAGTACACAGGCTAGAAGCTCAGATTGAGGCAGACAAGCCAAAGGTACTCTTTGCGGATGCGGTAAGCGCAAGCCATACATCTATATTGGTCGGAGACCTAGCCAAGCTCATCAGTCAGAATGGTTTCAAGATTGGAGCAAATCGCTTGTTTAGCTGGCTACGTGACAATGGCTATCTTATAAAAAAACGTGGAGCGAGTTGGAACATGCCTACGCAAAAGTCAATGGAATTAGGCTTATTTGAAATCAAAGAAACCAACATCCAGCACGCAGACGGCCATATCAGTATCAACAAGACAAGCAAGGTCACCGGCAAGGGTCAACAGTATTTTATCAACAAGTTCCTTAATCAGGAGTACTTGATGAGGTAGAAAGGAGAAGCCATGCCACAGGTAAAGATAAAAGAAATTATCTACACGCCAGCTGACGGAACGGAAGAACCGACAGGCGGAGATTATGACCATCTAATGCAAAGGTGGCAAGGGCTGACACTTCCAACGGCAAAGCAATTTGTCAAAGAAATGCGAGAAAATCCAGAATTTGAGCAATATGTCTTCAACCCAACGCATAAGCTGATGTTTGTAGACTATGAGGGTTTTCGCAAGTTCTGGAAATGGAAGCAACTCAACCGCTACCGTGCTAAAAAAATAAGCCTTGCCGAGATAGAGTCGGACAAGGCACTAGCGAAGCGATTAGGCTTCTAAAAAGTATTTGCTTAATTATATCACACAACGAGGAGAAAAAACAATGGAACCAACATTAACAAGCCAACTGCTAGGCGTAGCATTAATAGCTACTATCGCATTTGTAGCCGGCTGGTACGGTAACCGCATGGACGCACGCAAACGTGCAAAGAAAGAGCGATTGGAACGCATGCAAGCCGAACTGATGGAACAGTATCACGAAGACTTGGAGCTGTACCACATGGAACAACGACAAGCGGAAATTGCTGCTTTGGCGATGGCTAGGAAAGGCATTACGCCAGCGTTTGAATATTAGGAGGGGAAAAATGAAAAAATATGAGTTATTAATTGACGACACAATCGACGTTTTCGGTGTCACGCTATTTAGGATTAAAGCGTTAATTAGCTTTGGCAACGTTGCAAAAGGCGATCTAGGCGGATATGTGGAAAAAGAAGGCAACCTATCTCACTCTGGCGACGCTTGGGTCTCTGGCAACGCTCGGGTCTCTGGCGACGCTTTGGTCTATGGCGACGCTTTGGTCTATGGCGACGCTCGGGTCTATGGCGACGCTCGGGTCTATGGCGACGCTGAGGTCTATGGCGACGCTCGGGTCTATGGCGACGCTTGGGTCTCTGGCAACGCTCGGGTCTCTGGCGACGCTTGGGTCTCTGGCAACGCTCGGGTCTCTGGCGACGCTCGGGTCTCTGGCAACGCTCGGGTCTATGGCGACGCTTTGGTCTATGGCGACGCTTTGGTCTCTGGCGACGCTGATTACATCGTATTTAAAAATCATTGGTCTAGTGGAAGATATTTTACGTACACAAAATCAAACAAGATGTGGAAAGTTGGATGTTTCTACGGAACAGGTCAAGAGTTGATTGAAAAAGCATACAGAGATAGCGAAGTTTCTGGAAAACATTACGAAGCTTACGTTGAATTTGTAGAAAAATTAGAGGAGATTACCAATGAAAAACACAATTAAATTATCAGCAATCGCATTCGCAGCAGTTAGCGGGCTGCTTATATCAAATCATGTACTGGCTAGCGAAGTCACAAAAGACGGTACAGAAATCACAGTAACAGAGCCAACAGTCGAAGTGCAGAAGCAAGGTGATAGCTTCTACGACAAGGTAGATGTGACGGTTAAGACAGACATTCCGGACGATGTGGAAATCAACCAAGGTGACAAGCTCACAATGCCACTGCCGCAAGAGTTACAGCTAGAAACAAACTATGAATTTCCGGTTACTAACAACGAGGGCGCAGAAGTCGGACAAGCTACTGCAAACGCCAAAGAAAACAACGTGACAACTGTATTCAATGACTACTTCAAAGAACACCCATTGAACAAATCAATTAGCCTTAATTTGCAGACTAAAATCAACTCTGAAATTGTCCGCGAAGAGGGCAAAATGAATCTGAATTTCAGTGGCACAATCGTTGAAATGGAGAGCGGAAGTAAGGGCGACACTAACCCGAATGAAGAACTTTATAAGTGGGGCTATCAGGACAAAGAAGACCCTAACGTCGTCCACTGGGTCGCACGGGTTAACTACCGCAAGGCAACCATGAACCGTGTTAGCGTGTCTGATACTTGGGACAACGAAGCCCGGTATGTTCCGGGTAGCATGAAAATCAGCTATCTGCACTCTGCCAACCCTTGGACATACGCTTGGCCAGGCAATATGGATATGCTTAGCATGCGTGAGAATGGCTTTGACTATTATGTCGGATTTCTCAACAATGTTCTGGTCTTTGAGTACAGCACTCGATACGCTACACAAGCGACTGTGCCAACAAACACTATCAAGGTCACTGCTAATGACTATTGGATTGAGCATAAGGTTGATTACAAGTGGGTTTCTGGCAGCGGTACAGCAGACGGCAAGAACCGTCCTAAACCTATCTGGGAAATTCCAAACGAAGTGCCACAGGTTGACAAGCCAGAGCTGAACATCAATGATATTCCCCTGATGCCACCTGCTCCGATTTTGGACAAGCCAGAACTTGATTTAAAAGATGTTCCGTTGCTTCCACCGGCGCCAATCTTAGACTTGCCAGAGTTAGTAATTCCAGAAGAGCCTAAGCCAGAATTACCGCCTAAGGCTCTTGAGAAAGAGCCGCCCGCTCCAAGCGCTAAGGAAGAACCGAAAAATGCAGTAGAGAGCAAATTAGAAACCTCTGCGAACGGGCTGCCGAAGACGGGAGAAGTCAGCAATGTCTTTCTGTCAATCTTCGGTATTTCCTTGCTAATCAGCGGCGCGATGATTTGGCACGATAATAAGAAAAAGTAAGGAGGAGATTGAAATAGCAAATCCAAAAAATAGGCGCTTTTATTGGTTGCAGCTGTCCGAGGAGTTTTTCAAATCGAAAGAAATGAAGCTCCTCCGACGGCTTCCAGGAGGCGAAGAGCACACGATCATCTATCTCAAACTCATGCTAGCAAGTCTGCAAGACAACGGAAATATCTATTTTGAGGGTTTGGCTGACAGTCTGGCAGAAGAAATGGCCCTTATCATTGACGAAGACGCTGAAGCGGTCAGAATGACACTGATGTTCCTGGAGCAAAAAAAGCTATTGACGACATCAGACAATTTTGCCTATAAACTGGAACAAGTGCCAGAGATGATAGGCAGCGAAACCGCAAGCGCCCGTAGGGTTCGCAAGCACCGAGTCAAACAAAAAGCGTTACAATGCAACACTGATGTAACAAAGTGTAACGGAGAGATAGATATAGAGTTAGATAAAGAGATAAATAAAGATATAAATATAGAGTCAGAAGTAGAGAAAGAAAAGGGAAACGAAACTCTAACTGCTGCTGAAATTGCTCAATATTATCAATCAAGAATTGGTCCGATTGACGGCATACAGTATCAAAAGTTAATTGAGTACCACTCATTCGACAACATGGAGCTTGAACTTATTAAGAGGGCGATTGACAAAGCGGCTGATAATGCAGTCAGAAACTTTGGATATGTAAATCGCATTTTGAAAAATTGGGCTCAAAACGGCATCCGAACGATTGCCCAGCAAGACGAAGATCAAAGACGATATCTGGAAAAGAAAGGCATCTATAAGCCAGACTCTAATATCCCGGAATGGTCTAAGGAGCATCCTAACTACCAAGCGCCTGAAGAGCCAACGATACTATCAAGAGAGGAGTTCTTAGCACAAGATGACTAAAATTAACTACGATCAAGTCGCAGGGAATGAGTCTCTGTACAAGCAGTACCAGAACACTTTTGCTAAATGCTTCAACATGCAGCTATCCAGAAAGCAATATGTGGAATTTGTGGACGTGTGCCGAGAACATACGAACATGCACCTAAATCCATTTAGCATGTGCGCCTACATTCTCAAAAGGCCAGTAGGAGAAATTGTGACTAGATTTTTTCAAAAAGGAGATAAAACATGACAATACCAGAACTTGAAACGGCTCTACTGTATCATGTAACGCCAAATGAGCGCAAACGCCTGAAGTGGTACAAGCGGCATGATGCAGTGAAATTTGTCAAAGAACTTTGGCGACTTTGGACGAAGTATAGCGAGGTTGGCAATGATAGAACCGTTTGACTATGACCGTTGGCTGACGACAGAACCAGAGCAACCAGAGCCAAAAGAAGAATGTTTTATCTTCTCAGGCGGCCAATGGCTATATATCGGAGACGAATTATAGCGTATATATACCTAGGAAGCCACAGAATGGCGCACAATCGATTTTAAACTATCGAGAGTATAATTGTGCCACTCAAACAATAAAACGGCTTAGAAGCGAAAATATAAGCAATAACTACAAACGTAGAATAAGGAGTAACAACATGACTAATGAAATCGCAACACAAAAGGGCGGCTATTTGACCGACCTGCAGCAACTAGACGGAAAGACCTTGCGAGACTTTGTTGATCCAAAACATCAAGCAAGCCCACAGGAATTGCAGACTTTACTTGCTATTGTAAAAAATAGAAACCTCAATCCATTCACGAAAGAAGTTTACTTTATCAAATACGGTAACAATCCTGCGCAGATTGTAGTATCTAAAGACGCTTTTATGAAGCGAGCAGAGGAAAATGTGCAATTTGACGGCTTTGAAGCTGGGATTGTGATTGAAACACCAGACGGTGAAATCAAGCAGATTGAGGGAACAATTAAACCAAAATCAGCTACTCTGCTGGGTGGTTGGTGCAAGGTGTATCGCAAAGACCGGTCACGTCCTATCTCTGCAGACGCAGACCTTGTCGCATACAACACAGGAAAATCAATGTGGGCTAAAGCGCCAGGATTGATGATCCGGAAAGTAGCCATCGTATCAGCTTTTCGTGAAGCATTCAGCGAAAATGTCGGTGGACTATACACTAGCGATGAAATGGAACAAGTAGCGCCTATCGATGTGACACCGCAAGAAAGCCGTGAAGAAGTGCTGGCTCGCAAGCAGCAGCAAATCGAGCAGATGAAGCAAGAGGAAGAAGAACGCAACCGTGAAGCCGAATTGCAAAAAGCTTTTGAAGAAGCGGAAGCTCGGACAGAAGCAGAAGCAGAACAAATCGAATTGCCTTTTATCTAAAACGAGGAGTGAAGAATGAAAGAAGCAGAAAAAATCAATCAACTAGACAATATTGAAATTACTTTCGAGCCGGCTAAGGTCGCATTTAGCGACTTTGCGGCCTTTGAAGCAGGAATTGAGCAAGCTATTGCTCGATATGGAACATTTGACCTTGAAGTCAACTCGATTGAAGAAGTCAAGCAAGCACGAACAGACTTAAACAAATTGAGCAAGAACCTAGAAGATCGACGCAAAGAAATCAAAGGTGCAATCAATGAGCCTTATGCTGAATTTGAAAAAGCGTACAAAGCGCCTTACAGCAAACTAAAAGGCTTGATTGACGAACTCAAGCGTCAAATTGACGGATATGAAGAAAACCAAAAGGCGCTACGGAAAGACACAGTCCGCAAGTGGTTCGCTGAAAAAGCAGCAGAGGGCAATCTCAATCCAGAAGTCTTTGAGCAATACTTGGACGAGTACACGAAAGCTACACAATTCAAGAAAGATAGCTTTACGCTCTTAAAGAAAACAGAAACAGAGCTTGAAGCTATCGTTATGGACGAGTTGAACAAGCAAAACCAGAAAGACCAAGACATAGCAGCTATTAGTGCTCAATGTGCTAACAACGGTCTAGGGCCTGCAACGTATATCAGAGCTTACGAAAGCGGCTTGACGCTTGCAGAAGTGCTGAACAACATTAACAAAGACATTGAGTCTGCAAAACTCTTTAAACAGCAACAGGAAGCGCAAGCAAAAGCCGAAGAAGAACGAAAAGCAGAAATTGAGCGATTAGCTCAAGAAAATGCGCAAGCTCATATTAAGGCATACGACGCCGATACAGGCGAGATAATCGAGGGTGGTACAAATACCCTCGGACAAGAAAAAAATGCAGCACAGGCGAAAATAGACGGCAATACGGCTAAGTATGTGACGACTATCAAGTTCTGGCTGGATTTAGAGCAAGCGAATGCGTTCAAAGAGTGGCTAGACACTCATGATATCGAATTTGAAACAGTTGAGGGGATGAAGAAAGCATGATCGAAGTAAAAGTTTTTAAAGAAAATGCTAGCAGCGGCTTGGAATGGGATATAAATCACTTTTTCAGGAAAAATCCCAGAATTGAATTAATTGATATTAAATTCCAAACTGCCATAGCAGAAACGAAATATGGCTTTGAAGAACGATGTACAGCTATGGTTATTTACAAAGAAACTGAAAAATAAACAAAACAACGTGCCGTGAACCACGTAAAAAGCGAACTAGAATTAAGCGTCAGACTTGGACGAATGACGCTAAAGGATTTCACCAGCCATGCCATTGCTCACAACATATCCACTGGCTGGTGGATTTTGATTAGATTATGAAAATATTGAATAACATTGACACAATTAAGAAGTGCGACACGCTAGAACTTATGAGTCAAATGCCAAATGAAAGTATTGATTTAATCGTTACAGATCCGCCATATTTAATAAATTATAGGACGAATTGGAGAAAAGGAAATCATAAATTCTCAGAAACTATCCCAAACGACGATAACCCAGAATTGATAAAACAATATATAAAAGAGTGTCACCGAGTGTTAAAAAATGACACAGCGATGTATATGTTTTGCTCGTTTGACAAAATTGATTTTTTTAAAAGTGAAATAGAAAAATATTTTACGGTGAAAAACATCATAATCTGGAGAAAAAATAATCATACGGCTGGCGACTTGGATGCACAGTTTGGAAAACAATATGAAATGATTATTCTTGCGAACAAAGGGCGAAGACCTTTCAATGGCGATCGTCTGACAGACGTTTGGGATTTTAAACGAATTAGTCCCGAAAAAATGGTACACCAGAACCAAAAACCGTTAGAACTTATAAAAAGGTGCATTCTCAAACATTCTAAGGTTGGCGACGTAATTTTTGATGGTTTTATGGGGAGCGGAACTACGGCACTTGCTGCATTAGACACAAAGAGGCACTTTTTAGGCGCTGAAATAGATGATTATTATTTCAAGGTATCAAAAGAGAGAATAAAAAATCATGTTACGCAATTAAGTTTTTTTGACAAAATCTAATGAGTGAAAAATTAAAGAAGTAAAGCAAAGGAGCTAGGATGAAATTTTTAGATTTATTTGCAGGTATTGGCGGTTTCCGTCTTGGTATGGAAGCGGCCGGCCATGAATGCGTAGGTTTTTGCGAAATAGATAAATTTGCTCGTGAGTCCTACAAAGCTATACACGATACGAAAGGAGAAATTGAACTGCATGATATCACAGCAGTATCAGACGAGTCTGTTCGAGGAATTGGACGGGTTGACGTTATCTGCGGAGGATTTCCGTGCCAGGCTTTCAGCATTGCGGGAAAGCGACAAGGATTTGAAGATACTCGAGGAACTTTGTTTTTTGAAATCGCACGGTTCGCATCTATTCTCAGACCTCGCTTGCTATTCCTTGAGAACGTCAAAGGACTCCTCAATCATGATGGGGGGAATACGTTCGAGACCATTCTCTCAGCCTTGGATGAATTGGGGTATGACGCTGAATGGCAAGTGCTTAACAGCAAAAACTTTGGAGTCCCCCAAAATCGGGAACGTGTGTTCATTATCGGACATCTTAGAGGAGCAAGTACCAGAGGAGTATTTCCTTTCAGCGGAGAAAGTCAGTCAATTAATAGCCAACCAGTCTTAAAAATTGGGAATGTTAATCCGTCTGGAAATGGGATGAATGGGGAAGTTTTCCAATCAGAAGGCTTGGCTCCAACACTTACAACGAACAAAGGAGAGGGACAGAAGATAGCAATAAAAAGCAATACTATAAAACAATTCGGTGTATTGCAACCAAATTTTAATCAATGTGGAGTGGTTTACGAAACAGATGGTATTTCACCAACGATAAGAGCTTATCAAGGTGGTGGTTTAGAACCAAAAATAAAAGTCCGTGAAGCGACCGCTCAAGGATATGCAGAAGCCGAAATAGGCGATAGCGTGAACCTAGCACATCCAAACTCTAAAACACACAGAGGACGAGTTGGAAAAGGACAAGCCAACACTCTTTTGACTGGCGGAAGCCAAGGAGTAGTCATACCAGACTTTCGCATTCGTAAACTGACACCTCGGGAATGTTGGAGGTTGCAAGGTTTCCCAGATTGGGCGTTTGATAAGGCGCAAGAGGTGAATAGCAATAGTCAGCTATACAAACAAGCTGGCAATAGCGTAACAGTCAATGTGATCGAAGCGATAGCAAGGGAGCTAGGATGAAATTAACACTAAACATCGAACCAAAACCACAGAGCAGACCGAGATTAGCGGTCGTCCGTGGTAGAGCTTCGGCTTACGAAAAAAACGATATGCGATTGTGGCGCAGACAGTGCGCTCTTTTGGTTAAAAGCCAATGGAAAGGCAAGAAGTATGACACAGCTTTGAAAGTAAAAGCGACATTCTACATCAAGCCGACGAAGCAACTACTGAACACAAAGTACAAGCGCCCAATGCTGGAAGCTGAAACAATACCAGTCGCTACACTTCCAGATACGGACAACTACATTAAGTCGTTGTTTGACAGCATATCAGACGCTGGTTGTGTTTGGGCGGACGACGGCAGAGTGTCAGAGATATGGGCTAAGAAAGTATACAGCCTTAACCCTCGTATTGAGGTAGAAATAGAGGAATTGGAATGACTAAAGAGGAGAGATTGAAGCACCTCAAGCATTGCTTAGAAGTGTATCAAGAAAGGTTAGCGAACAAAGAAGAAAATAACTTCTGCAGTCGCAAGTTAGGCTATCGCAACGCAGGACTACGCAGAGAGCGATTAAGAAGACACATCAAAGAATTGCAAAAGGAGATAAAGGAGTTGGAAGATGAATAAACAAGAGATTATTGAAAAAATAAAGGAAATGACGGTTGAAACGTTTTTTTCGGGAACTCTTTTCGTGAAACAAAAAGAGGTTATTAAGCTAATTGAACAACTAGACGAACCGGAAAAAGTCAAAATTCCAGAGTTTGTGGCAAACATAATCGAAGAGTACAAGGAACGAAACGCCCCCATCATCGATATTTTTACAGAAAAATACTCTGATGATCAGTATAATACATGGCTAATACGGTCGCTAAATGCTTACGACAGAGCTGCTCGAGCATGGCTTGATGGGTATGAGGTGGAGAAAACAAAGGAAACACTCTACACAGTCACTCTCAAATCGAGCGGACAGAAGCTTTTCTATCATGAAAAAGATGAAGAGTATCTGTTTTCTAACTATGCCAAATGTTTTCTCAAAGAACATCACACACGCAAAGAACTTGAACAGTCCGGTTTTGGCTGGGTGTTTGATTGCCCAGGGATTGAGGTTGAGGAGGTGCAAGATGCCTGAAACGAACGTACAAAAGTTTTACAGGATTTTAGCTGAAAAAACAGAAACTTTTGGCACAAAAAAAGAAATGATGGCGCAGCTAGGGTTTGAGGGTGCACAACTTAGTTCGGATAGAACTAGGCTTAATAGCGACGAAAGAGCAGGACGCTTTCCGCCGATCCGACTGATGATTAAGCTAGACAGTTTATTTGATAGAGACTTCTTTATCACTTGCTTGCGTGAGAAAATGGACTGCAAGACGGTTGATAAGCGCTGGCTAAAAGTCGCACAAGATTACATCGACGACAATTCAAAAATCGGGGGGGGCGACGAGCGACAGCGAAGCGGAGCGTCAACGGAAATTAAAACGCAAACTAAAGCGTGAAATGTATTTAGAGAGGTCTTTTGGGATTTAAATATGGAATTACAAACAGGTGACTACGTTAAAGTTTTAAAAGCTGGTGAGTTTTTTAAAATCGTACAAATCAAAAATATGTACAGAAATATAATTGAGACCACGCACGGAATTTATCTTCGTGATACGCTAACAAGTAAACTTGATAGCAAATGTATTATATCTGGCATTGTGAAATGGGATGATTTAGAGTGAGTGTAAAAGAGAATATTTGAAATGAGGAGGTGAGCTAGTGGATAGAATGGGCGAAGTTCCGCTTTTGCCAGAAGTTAACGAAAAAGTAACTATCCGCAGAGCAAAGAAAAAACTAGGAGAATATCCGAGATGGCGAGAGATAGCGTGTGACAAAGCCCTGCAGAAAGTCACGCAAGAATTTACGTTTGAAACAAGGGCAAACAACGGCCCGAGCAGGCCAGTTGAAAACTTGGCGATCCGCAGAGTAGATGCTATGGCAGAGTTAGAGGAAATAGAACAAGCAGTATCAAGGTTATACAATCCAACTTATCGCTTCATACTGTATTCCCGCTTTCTAAAGACTTTGCCAGAGCCGGCTTATATCATCTATTCCGAATTAGGTATAGAAAAAACACGCTATCAGGAGTTGTTAGATTGTGCCTTGCTAGCTTTTGCAGAACAGTATCGCAATTCTGCTTTGGTTTGCGAAAAGCGGTAAAAATGCGGTAAAAAGACGGTAAAAACTGGCTTTTGATAGTGTTACAATAGTATTGTCAAGAAATTGACAGATGGATTTTTCAACTTTTTCCATACGTTACTCCTATGATTCTGGGCTAGCAGTTGTCAAAGGCTGTTAGCTCATAAGGCCACACGAAAGCGCGGACGTTGACCAAACGAGCGATGTTCCATAATCTCCTTTAAAATATGTTTTCAATTTTTTACCTTTCTGAATTTTCCTGCTTGTGGCCGGCAGGGTTTATAGACGATCTAGGGAAGTCAACCGGTTCAAGTCCGGTATCGTCTTTAGGCAGATAAGCAACGGTCTGCCGACTGAAACTTTTTCTATTTTATAAAATCTCCTAACCAAGGGTTTAGGCGTGTAGGCACTTTTTAACCTGTTTGTCTACACTGCCTACAATTTAATCTTCTATTTTGGCAAATCCACGCTTGATAGTTTTGCCAATTTATTTTTGGAAGTCGTAGCAAGGTGCTGCGAGAGCGCAGGTCCGAGTCCTGCACGGCTTTTATAGTTTTGGCAGCCAATAAGGCTGTCTTTATTTTTGTTCAAAAACGAAAAGAGGTGATGGAAAATCAGCAAGTTAAACGTAAGACAACAGAAGTTCGCAGACGAGTACATCGCTACTGGCAATGCGACACAGGCTGCTATTAAGGCTGGATACAGCGAAAAGACGGCAGGGCGCATAGCTGGGCAGAACTTGAAAAAACTTGAAATCAAGGCTTATATCGACGCTAGAATGGTTGAAATGCAAGAGCATAACATCATGAGCGCCAGGGAAGCTTTGAGTATCCTGTCTGACATCGCAAGAGGTAAGAGAGACGAAGAAGTCTTGATGATGAACCCTGTAACTGGCGAAGTTGATAGGGTGACGAAGAAAGCCGACAATGCAACGGTTATCAAGGCTATCCAAGAAATCTTGAAACGCTATCCGACTGCTAAGCAAGCTGAGAAGATGGAGCTTGAAATCGAGAAGCTGAAAGCACAAATCGGCGGCGATTTAACAATCGATGAAAAGCTATCAAGTTACATCGAAGCTGTGCAGGAGGCCTTAGATGGCTAAGTTAGACGCTCTATACACGCCGAAGCAACAAGAAGTCCTGAAGCGTATCTGGTCGAAAGATTGGTTTATTTGCGGCTTACATGGCGCTAAACGTGCCGGCAAGACAGTAGTCAACAATGATACTTTTATCGGTGAGCTAGTAAGGGTGCGGAAGATAGCAGATAAGCTAGGGATTGACGAGCCTATTTATATCCTTGCTGGCACATCTTCAACCTCTATCCAAAACAACATACTGCAAGAGCTTTTCAACAAGTATGGTTTCGCACCAAAATACGATAAGCATGGCGCTTTTGTTTTTCAAGGTGTTAAAGTGGTTCAAGTCTACACCGGCTCTATCAGTGGCTTGCAACGTGCCAGAGGTTTTACGGCTTTTGGTGCGTATGTAAACGAAGCGTCGCTAGCAAATGAGACAGTCTTCAAGGAAATCATTTCTCGGTGTTCTGGCGAGGGTGCAAGGGTGGTCTGGGATAGTAACCCAGATATTCCGACACACTGGCTTAGAAAGGATTATATAGCGTCTGACGATGATATGATTATCGACTTTCACTTTGAGTTGGACGATAATACTTTCTTGTCAGAACGATACCGCAGAAACATCAAGCAAGCAACGCCGGCCGGTGTGTTCTACGACCGTGATATCCTCGGTCTTTGGGTGACTGGTGAGGGCGTCGTATATCGTGACTTTAGCGATAAGATGTATCTCACTAGCGAGGAAGTACCTACAAGCGAGATTACAAGCTACTATGCAGGCGTTGACTGGGGATATGAGCACTTAGGTTCTATCGTGGTACTGGGCGAAACATCGGACGGCAGAACATATCTGCTGGAAGAACATTCTTGTCAGCATAAGGAGATTGATTTCTGGGTGCAGATAGCGCTTGATATTAAGTCGAGGTATGGAAATATCCCATTCTGGGCTGATAGCGCACGACCGGAACACGTTGCAAGATTTCAACGTGAAGATATCGATTGCAGAAACGCAAACAAGTCTGTCTTGTCCGGCATAGAAGAAGTAGCCAAGCGCATGAAGCTGGGGCTTTTTTATGTTGTAAAAGATAAGGTGAACAATTTCAAAGATGAAATCTATCAGTATATCTGGAACGAGAGAACGGGTGAACCGTTTAAAGAACATGACGATGTACTGGATAGTGTCCGATATGCGATATACTCTAAAGTCGCAGATATGGGCAACAAGATTAAAGTATTCAAGGGAGGGTTTTAATGGCGCAAGTCAATCTAAACAAGCGAAAGCTATTGACTACGACAGCAAACGAAGTGACGCCAGACTTGGTATCGGAAGCTGTGCAACTGCATAGATCGCACTTACTGAAAGGTTATGTCGAAAACGAAGACATGTATATGTCTAAACACAAGATTTTGAAAGGGACTGCTAAAGAGCCGTGGAAGCCAGATAATCGCTTAGTTATTAACTACGCAAAATATATCGTTGATACATTTAGCGGTTATCAAATCGGTGTGCCGGTAAAGGTAACACATGATGATGACAGTGTAGCAGAGTTTATTAGTGATTTTCGTAAGTTAAACGACATGGAAGATAGCGAATTTGAGCTTGCTAAGCTTGCCGATGTTTTCGGTCATGCGTTTTTGTATGTCTATCAAGACGAAGCTGGCAACACGAGAGCAACATATAACAGCCCAATCAATATGTTTATCGTGCATGATAACAGCATTGAGGAAAAGCCTTTGTTTGCGGTGCGGTATGCGTTTAATGACAATGATCCAACAGGTTACGGACAGGTCATCACTGCTGACGAAGTAATCGAAGCGACTTTTCAGCTAGGCGGTGGTGTTCGGTTTGTGGAGCGCAACAACCACGTTTACGGCAAGTTGCCAGTCGTGGAACTAATCGAAAATGAGGAACGGCAAGGTATCTTTGATAGTGTTAAGACGCTAATCAACGCATTAAACAAAGCGGCGAGCGAGAAAGCCAATGACGTTGACTACTTCGCAGACGCTTATCTGAAAATTGTAGGTGTAGAGCTTAAAGAAGATATGGCGACGCAGATTAGGGAAAATCGTATCTTTAACTTGTGGAAGAATGGCTCTGACGGGCCTTTGCCAGATGTTGGATTCTTGGAAAAACCAAACTCGGATACGACGCAAGAAAACCTAATCAAACTGTTGAAAGATTCTATCTTTGCTGTTTCCATGGTCGCTAATCTGTCAGAGGAAGATTTCGGCAATGCGTCTGGTACTGCTCTAGCGTTTAAGTTGCAAGCAATGGACAACCTAGCCAAGATGAAAGACCGCAAAATGCAGTCGGCATTTAATCGTCTATATGAAATCGTGTTCGGCGTTCCAATGGCGGCCGTGCCAAGCGATGGCTGGGTTGATATTAAGTATCAATTTACACGCAACGTGCCACGAAATATCTTAGAAGAAGCGCAAATTGTATCGCAGCTATCTGGCCAAGTATCGAACGAAACCAAGTTATCGGTGCTGTCCATCGTTGACAATCCAAAGCAAGAGATTGAGAAGATGGACGACGAGGAAGAAAACTCTAGCTTGCTATCCAGGAAGATTGCACAGAACGAACGCTTTGCAGACAAGGATTTACAAGACGACAGAAAGGATGTGATAGCTGATGCCGAGTGATTACTGGAAGCGACGCATAGAAGCTGAACAGAGGGCGAGATTAAGCCGTGACACGACTTTAAGCTATGAAATGACTAGATTATACGACTATCATTTTAGAGAGCTAGAGAGGGAGATAAGAGCCTTTGAACAGCGGTATGCAGACAAGAACAACCTGCCAATAGCAGAGGTGAAAGCAAGAGTTGACGCACTCGATGTTAAAGCTTTTGAAGAAAAGGCCAGACGATACGTTGAGGAGAAAGACTTTTCGCCCAAAGCCAATGCAGAACTCAGTCTATACAACCTCAAAATGAAAATGTCAAGACTTGAATTGCTGCAATATCAGCTTGATTTAGAAATGCTTGCTCTTGGGAACTCTGAACACAAGCTTTCAGAACGATTTTTGAATGAGGAATACACAGAAACGCTAAAGGCACAGTCGGGCTTGCTCGGCAAATCTGTGTTGTCTGCAAGCGAGATTGAGAAAGCAGCTCAAGCGGTATTAAACACGCCATTTAAGGGCGTGAAATGGTCTGATAGGATTTGGGAACGACAAGATGATTTAAGGCAGATAGTCGCTCGCCTGACGGAAGAATATCTGCTGAAAGGCAAGAATCCAACGACCATGATACCGAAAATCAAAAAAGAGTTTGATGTGTCAGCTCATGAAGCTAAGCGCTTAGCAGTAACAGAGGGCGCTAGGATTGCTACGGAAGCTGAAAGGCAGTCATACATTGCTAACGGTTACGACGAATACGAGTTTATCGCAGAGCCGAAAGCGTGTGATATATGCAAGCCTTTAGACGGTAAATACTTTAAAGTAGCCGATATGCTGCCAGGGGAGAATGCTGCTCCGATGCACCCCTTTTGCCGATGCGCAACGGCGGCTCATTTCTCTATGTCCGAAAAAGAATATGAGCGCTTGATTAAGAAAAGCGCAAACTCAAGGAAATTAATAGACAAATTTTTGGAATAGGAGGTCAAAAGCAGAATATGTCATTACTAGGTTTTACAGATTAGGAGGTGATCCAACATCTTGACTGGCAGGAACAGACTGCTACTTAATTGCATCACATCAAACCAGTCGAATTGACTGGTTTTATTTTTGTCCGAACTTTGAAGACGTTAAAAGCCAAGGTATCAGTCCACTCGGGACTTAAAAAGGAGGTAGCCAAAAGTGGCAGAAGAAATCAAAGATGAAGTAGTTGAAGAAGTTACTGAGGAAGCTAGCGCTCAAGAACAGACAGAAACTACCGAAAAGACATTCACACAAACAGAGCTGGACGAAATCGTCAAAAAGGAAAAAGCGAAAGCGAAACGCTCGGCAGAAAAAGAATACAAGGCCAAAATGGACGAAGCTGAGAAGTTGCGGAAGATGAACGCTGACGAAAAAGCAGAGTATGAAGCTAAAAAACAAGCGGCATACATCGCAGAACTCGAAGCGAAAATCAATCGCAGCGGACTAGAAAAAGAAGCGTCTAAAATGCTCTCTGAGAGCGGTATTGCAGCAAGTGATGAAATCCTTGCCTTGGTCGTAAAGGACGACGCAGAACGCACACAGGAAGCTGTAAACGGCTTTGCAGAGCTAGTTAATCAACTAGCAGATAACAAGGTCAAAGAAATGCTGAAAGGTAAGACACCGCGCAAAGTTGAGCAATCAACTGCAGGAGCAATCACCAAAGAACAATTTGACCGCATGGGTTACAAAGACCGCAACGAGTTATTGCAGAGTAACCCAGAACTATACGCACAACTGAAAGGATAAACATAAATGACACAAACACAACTTGCACAAATGATTAACCCAGAAGTGATGGCTGACATGGTATCAGCTAAGCTTCCTAAGATGATTAAATTCACGCCGCTTGCATACGTTGAGCGTGAGCTTGTAGGACAGCCAGGAAGCACTATCACGGTGCCTAAATGGGTGTAAACACTATGCACCCCTGTCAAGTGATTGACAGAAAAAAACTCCGTTAAATGCTGGGAACTCCTTAGAGCTTAAACTACCAAAGTGTAAAAATGTTTAAGATTGGACAATCAGCAGGTTTTTTACTATTCCTAAATTAACATACATTGTCAAAAGTATGATTTTATGATATAATGATACTATGACAAGAAAGAAAACGAATAAAGAATTTTTACAAGAATTAAAAGATAAAAATATCAACGCGATTCCGATAGAAGAATATAAAAGCTACCATGAAAAAATCAAAGTAAAGTTTGATTGTGGACACGAATGTTTTATAAGCCCAGCTAAACTTCTTGGAGGTGGAGGATGTGGTCTTTGCAAAGGCAAAACTATTAGCAAAGCAAAACTAACCAGTGTCAAGAGTAAAAACATTAAGCAAATCGAAGAGCTTGGTTACGAAGTTTTGAGTGAGTACACAGGCTTTAGAAACAAGATAACGGTTAAAAATAAATCGTGTGGGCATATTTACGAAGCGAGAATAGGAAATATCCTAAAAGGTAGCGGATGTCCAAAATGTTCTGGACATAGGACTTCAAAAGAATTTGAAGAGCTTATCGAAAAGAAATATCCAGGGAAGTATCGCATAAACGATAGATACACCACTACTCTTGATAAAATTTCAGTCACGCATTTAGAGTGTGGTTATACTTGGGAAACCATCCCAAAAGATTTGCTACGTTCTGAACGATGTCCGAATTGTATAAAATCAAAAGGAGAACGTTTTGTAAGTTCTTATCTTGATAAAGCTGATATTGAGTATAAACCACAATATAGCTTTGATGATTGTAGAAGAATTTACCCGTTGCCTTTCGATTTTGCTATTTTTATAAACGGTAAAATAGCGCTAATCGAATTTGACGGCGCACAACATTTTAAAAACAGTAGCAATCATTGGGGACACGATAATTTCACTTATGTCAAAGAGAATGACGAAATAAAAAATAATTACTGTAAAAACAAAAAAATACCACTTTTAAGAATACCTTATTGGTGGATTAGGAATGACAAAGCAGAAAGAGAACTTGATGCTTTTATTAAAAACCTCAACGACTATCGAAACACAGGAAGAGCTTAGCGTATCGCTTAGCTCTTTTTGAATGGAGTAGAGTACACCTAAGTGGGTGGAAAAGCGGAGCTCTCTATTTTTAGAGATGATGATATAGTCTAATCTGTACGGAAACGTACAGCAGTTCATAAGAGAACGGTTATAGATTAACGACCTATAACGAATATCCACTGATAGTGGAGATGCAAAAGACATCGCCGAGGGCGTTGCTATTGAGCCAGACCAACTGACAACTGCTAAGTCTACTATGACTATCAAGAAAGCCGGTAAAGGTGTCGAGCTGACAGACGAAGCAGTCTTGTCTGGTTATGGCGATCCATTAGGCCAAGCAACGCAACAAATCGCTTTGGCGTTGGCTAACAAGGTAGACAATGATTTGATTGAAGAAGCTAAGAAAGCGACTCAATTCGTCACAGAAGCTCCTACAACAGGCGCAGCGCTTGATAAAGCCTTGGCAGTATTTGACGACGAAGAAGACGCAAACTATGTCGCTCTTATCAATCCTGCTGACGCTATCGACTTGCGTGCTGACACCATTAAGAACTGGCTGTCTGGCTCTGAAATTGGGGCTAATACAGTTGTATCCGGTACGTTTGGCGAAACTCACGGCGTGCAAATCGTCCGCACTAAGAAAGTTGAAAAAGGAAAAGGCTTCTTGGTTAAGGTTTCACCAACCGCAAATGATACGACTGATGTTGCTAAATACGGCGCATTCGTTATCAACCTCAAGCGTGATGTTGCTATCGAAACAGACCGTGACATCTTGAAGAAAACAACAGTCATTACAGGCGACGAACACTACGGCGTTTATCTGTACGATCCAACTAAAGTTGTCAAATTCGGAGGTGCTTAATGGGTATGTTGCTGCGTAGGCATCACCCAAAAGCTCCCGAGCCAGTCGTAGAGGTGGCAGAAAGCCCCTCTGCGCTGTCTGATATGACAGTACAGGAACTAAGAGGGATTGCCAAAGAAAATGGCGTGACGGGCTATTCTGGGCTTGATAAAGCAAGTCTAATTGACGCATTGGAGGGATAAGAACATGACGATTATTGAGCAAGTAAAGGCTCTGCTAGGAATTGAGGATAACTTGCAAGATAATCTCTTGTTAATTATCCAAAATCTTACGGAAGCGCACTTCAAGGCCTACTCAAAACAAGACGAGATACCAGACAAGCTGAGTTACATCATCGTCGAGGTCGTAGTCAAGCGATTTAACAAGCTAGGTTCAGAGGGCTTGTCCTCTCAAAGTGTAGAGGGTTTGAGCATGTCCTTTGACTTGGACGATTTTGCAGTCTATGACGCTGTCATTAGACGTAACTTTGCCGGCAGCTTCCAAGCGGGGTTTAAGATGTTATGAGATTTGACAAACGATGCAAGCTTGTTATTAAAAGCGAGCAAAAATCAAGGTATGACGCTGATTTAGGCAAAATGGTAGGCGGTGAAACGACTGAAAAGGTTGTGCCGGCTAATATCGGGCCAGTAAGTGCACAGCTCCAAAACCTTTTAGGCGACAAGCTGAAAGAAGCTACTAAAGTTGTGAGAGTGCGACGCATAAAAGGGAAAATCAGCAGTCTTTTGATTGACGGAAAGCCTTATAACATCGTACGAACACCAGAACACACGAACGGCATGACTGTTTTTTATGTTAGCGAGGTAAAAAATGGGGTTTGACGGAACTTTACGCATCAACGGCGATGCACCATTAAAAAAAGCCTTGCAGACCGCTGCGAATATGGAAGCGCACAAAGCTATCGTCAAGAAGTATGGCGGCGAGTTGCAAAAAGCTGCTAAAAGAAATGCTGTCTTTACTAAAGGCTATGCAACAGGCGCAACGAAGCGCAAAATTACTCTTGAAATGCAAGATGGCGGCTTTGCTGCAAAGGTGGAAGCAGGCACAGACTACGCTGCTTATTTGGAAGTGGGCACACGAAAAATGAACGCACAACCATTCATGAAGCCCGCTTTTGATGTGGTGCAGCCGAGGTTTATCGCAGATTTAAGGAGGGCAGGCATTGTTAAATAAACAACCAGATCAACAGTTGCATGACGAGCTTATCAAGCGCTCTAACGCTCTTGGATTGACTGCTTATCCGTATCTGCCAGAGGACGGCACGCCTTATCCGTTTATGGTCGTGTCTTATACACAGATTATCCCACAAGCGACAAAGTCGTATCTCATCGGTGAGGTGTCGGCTCGTGTCGATGTGTGGGGGCGTGTGGACGATAGGAAGTTGGTTTCTGACTGGATAGGTAAGCTTATGGCTGAGTATTCGACGGTTAAGCTTATAAATGGCACTAGGTGGTCTATGGACTTAACGAGTCCAACGCAAATTATCAAAGACAATTCAACTCAAGAACTGCTTTATCATGGCATTCTTGATCTAAAGTTTAAATTCAACTAAGAAAGGAAAATGATACATGTACGGAAAAGATAAAATTTTGATGTTCCGCAAATTAGGTGAAAAGAAAGCTGCTGCTAAGTTGGCTTTCCAGATTGAGCACAAGCTGAAATATGAGCGCTCAAACGACACGAAGAAGACGAAAGACGGGGCTATCAATAGCGATGGCGGTCTGGAAGTAACACTTGAAATCGAAGCAGTTTCAAGCCGTGATGACTTGAACAAATTGCTTGAGCAATCAGTTTCAGAGGGCTTTAAGCTTGAAGTCTGGGAAATCGACCTTGCAGGAACTAAGCAAGCGGACAAATACCCTGCTAAGTATATGCAAGGCTCTCTGTCTAGTTGGGAACTTCCTGCGAATGTTGAGGACTTGATTACAATTTCAACAGAAATGAAGATTGACGGCAAGCCAGTAGAGGGATATGCGACATTGACAGAAGAACAGCAAAAGGCTGTACAGTACGCATTCAAGGACACTACTCAAGAGCTGTAATCAAACTTTGGGGCATTTAGCCCCTTTTTATTTTTAAGGAGAACACAAAGAAATGAAACAAATTGAAATCAACGGCAAGAAATACGACTTACATTATGGTATTGACTTCATCCGTGAAATGGACAAACGCTATGAAATCAAAGGTAACGGTGTCAGCTTTGGTATGGGATTGCAGTCAGCAGTAGTCTATCTGAAAGATTTCAATCCGGTTGTTATCGCAGATATTATCCAAGCTGCAACAGCGACAGAGCGCCCCCTGCTTAAAAGTGCAGATATTGAAGCGTGGATCGAAGCACAAGGTGACAACCTCGAGAAAGTCTTTGATGATTTTTTAGAGAGCTTGAAGAAATCACCGGTGACGAGATTGAAAGTGAACAAAGTCCTGAAAGAAATGAACCTGTAAAGACCGTTATATCGACATCTAAACAGGTCTATGATGATATGATTGCGACGATATTCGGTTTGTTTGGCGTTACGGACTACGACGTAGCAAGAAGAATGACGATTGCAGAGTACAAACTCCGAAAACGAGGGCATGTCATGAAGCAATTAGAACGTGAGCAAGAGTTATATCTGCAAGCATATCTAAACAGGGCAGTCAAGGCAACGGATAGAAACGGGAAGTCTTATGTTTATAAGGAATTTACCGATTTCTACGACGAAGCCAAACGGAAAAACGCTGTCCTGGGCAATAATTTTGCCAAACCGGTGAATAGCGACCTAATCGCTATCGCTAAAAGAATGAGAAATTACAAAGGAGAGGAGGGATATTAATGGCAAATTCGAGCTATACAGTCGAAGCGGTGCTGAAAGCCAGAGACAGCGGCTTTTCTAGTGCTTTTAAAGCAGCGGAAAGGTCAGTTAGCGGCTTGTCGAACATGGCAAGCAAAGTAGGTTCTACTTTCAAATCTGTTCTAGGCGCTAACCTAATCAGTTCTGCTTTGACTTCGGGTATTGGCTCAATCACATCAGGAATTGGCTCAATGGTCGGAGAACTGAACGGCGCTCAAAAGGCTTGGAAGACCTTTGAGGGCAACTTGCAGGCTTTCGGTCGCTCTGCTGAAACGATATCGCAAGCGAAGAAAGAAATGCAGGACTTTGCGACCAAGACTATCTATTCTGCATCCGACATGGCTAGCACCTACTCGCAACTTGACGCTGTGGGGACTAAAAATGTCGGCAGTTTAGTAAAAGCCTTTGGTGGTCTAGCTGCTTCTGCGGAAAATCCAGCACAAGCGATGAAGTCCTTATCTACGCAAGCTACACAAATGGCAAGTAAGCCTAAAGTCGCTTGGATGGACTTTAAAATCATGATGGAACAAGCGCCCGCTGGTATGGCAGCAGTAGCTAAAGAAATGGGTATGAGCACAGCCGAGCTTGTATCTGCTGTACAGGACGGAAAAGTCAATACAGAGGAATTTTTCGACGCTTTAAACAAGGCTGGTAATTCGGACGCTTTCCAAAAAATGGCGACAGAATTTAAGACTGTGGATCAAGCTATCGACGGAATGAAAGAGTCTTTATCTAACAAGCTCATGCCAGCGTTTGAACAGCTCAATAAGTTTGGTATCAAGGCTGTAAATGCCTTGTCAGACGCTTTCGACAAGATTGATTTCAATAAGCTTGCAGACGGTTTGGGAAAAGCGCTTGATAAAATTGATTTCACTAAGATTATCAACAACGTATCAGCTTTTATTTCAGACACAACGCAGAAGATACAGACTTTCTGGACTGCGTTTTCTAATACAGGCGCTGTTTCAGCGCTTACTACAGCGGTTCAGAGCATATCTGCTGCACTTGGGAATATCTGGAACAGCTTGACTGCTACAGGAGTGCTAGAAATACTTGGAAGCACGCTAGGAACGCTTGTGAAGTGGTTATCTCAAATTGCTACCGCAGCAGCTAATTTCATAGCTTCGCTTCCACCAGGAGTGATTCAAGCTATAGCCGGAGCGATAGGAGCTTTCGCAGTGTCAATGTTTGCGGTAAGCAAAGGCGTTAAGGTCTTGACATTTATCAAGTCATTTAATCCATTCGCAGCCTTTAGACAAAACGCAGCTAGTGGTTTAGGTGGCGCAAGCAGTGTTGTAAGCAGTGGTGTTTCAAAAATCGCACAAATCTTTAAAAGTGTTGGATTTGCGATTAAAGCAGCACTTAGCGGAGTATCGCAAGTTATCTTAGCTTTTGGCGCAGCGCTTAAAACGGCAGGAGTTGCTAACATTCTAGCCTTTGGTGGAGCGGTTGCCATTGCTGCAGTCGGTATCGGTGCTGGTGTCGCTATTATCGCTGCTGGATTTGCTCTACTGGCGACACAAAGTCAGGGAGTAGCTATCATCATCAATGCAGTAGGCCAAGCGTTCTCTGCGGTTGCTACGGCTATTATTGGAGCTTTTGCTCAAGCTATTGTCACGGTGGCTGGTGTGCTGCCGATTGTGACATCTGCATTGGCTAATCTAGCTCCTCTAATCATAGCGGTTGGTATAGCAGTAGGACAAGCAGCGCCATTTGTGACAGCTTTAGGGCAAGCGCTAAGTTCCATTATCTCAGTTCTTCCGCCTGTTATCACAGCTTTAAGTGAGGGAGCGGCAGCTATTATCTCGGCACTAACACCTATTGTCGAAATTGTGGGCAATGTGTTTACTAACATAGCCCAAATAGTAGCGGACGCTATTGTTCGCATCGTGCAAGCTCTATCGCCATTCATGCCGGCAGTATCAGAAATGGTTCAAGCATTAGCTCCTGTACTGCAGTCAATTGTTGAAGCATTTACGACTTTAGTTAGTCAGATAAGCCCAATCATTGACAGTATAGCTAACCTCTTTAAGAGCTTAGGAGAGTCTATCAAGACCGTTCTTGACGGAGCTAAAGGCGTAATCGAAAGCTTTGGCGGAGCTGTGCGGAATATCCTAGATGGTATTTCAGGTATATTTGACGCAATCGGTAATGCTGCTTTAAACGCTGGTAAAGGCTTCAAGCTTATGGCCGAGGGTGTGGTCATGATCACCAAGACAAATCTTGGTGATATGGCAGCCAGTCTAGCGGCGGTCGCAACCGGTATCGGAGCCATCGCAGCTAACGGAGCAGGAATAGCAACGGCCGGCAATGGAATGAAAGCACTAGGCCAAGGAATGGCAATGGTACAAGCGTATAGCGCAGGCGCTTCCGCTTCGCTTATGTCAGTATCAGCAGTTCTTCCGGCTTTAGCTTCTGGATTTTCAGCATTAGCACCAATCGTGGCAAGCGCTATGGCTAGAGCTGTAGCAAGCGTACAGTCTGGCATGACTTTGATAGTGACGGTCATTGTTTCAAGCGCAGCTCGCATGACTGCAGCAGGGCAACAAGCCGGTCAAGGTGTTTCAAGAGGTATCGTCAATGGTATTCGTGCAGGGGTTGGTCAAGCAACTGCAGCGATGAACAATCTCATGTTATCCGTCCAGCGTGTCGGTAACATCGGCGCACGGAACATGCTATCGGTTGGTGCCCAAATCGGCAACGGCTTGGCTCGTGGTATGATTGCAGCCTTGCCAGCGGTAACATCAGCGGCAAACGCTTTGGTTTCACAGGCAGAAAGAGCGGCTAGAGCAGCGGCAGACATCCATTCACCATCACGACTTTTCCGTGACAATGTAGGTATTTACATTGGTCAAGGTATCGCAGTCGGTATCGACAGAAGCCAGAAGTATGTAAACGAAGCCTTGGAAAATCTATATGATGTCAAGAGCAAATTTGATTACAGCGATTTACTTGACGATGGTTTGAAGCAACATGGCTACACAGCTAACCTTAATGGCTCACTGACGTTGGAAAACAAACAATCAGACCAAAAGTTAGACATTATCAAAGACGCACTCAACACTATCAAACAAAGTTTAGATAGAGAAGTCGTGCTGAATGTCAACGGCCAAGAGTTTGCACGCTTGACAGGTGACGATTTCAGCCGTTATCAAAGCGACCGTGACTATATCAGTAATATTCTGAAAGGGGTGAGAGTATGACCGAAAATTCTATGACATACAACGGGATAGACCTTTCTGGTCTGCTCAAAGTCCTAGAAGTTAAATCCGACATTGGGAATGAGCGGTCAATCAAAACCGAGAAATTATCTCGGATCGGTACGATTGCAACAGCAGTTGAGGTCGGAGCAAAAGAAATCGAGGTCAAAGTTAGTTTGGCCTCTTTTGATGTTGCAAATATTCGATTTGTGGATACAACTGAGCCGGCAGATACCGAGCGAGGAGACATCAACGAGTTAAAAGAGCGTATAGCGGGCATATTTGACGCTACAGAGCCGAAGAAGCTGACGCTAGGCAAATACCCTAACCGATACTTTAACGCTCTTGTAAAGGGCGACATGGAGCTTGAGGGAATAACTGACTGGTACGACGAAACGACTATCAAGTTTTATATTCCGGACGGCGTTGCTCACTCTACGACTTACAAGCGAGTGGTGGACTACGAAGAACGACAAGGCAAGATGGTCTTTGCGGTCGATAATAAAGGAACAGCAGATGCTTATCCGATTATCACGTTTAAAGCAAATGACGAAAACGGCTATTATGGTCTTGTGAGTGAAAGATTTGCTTTTGAGGTTGGGAATATTGAGGAAATTGACGGTAAAATCGTCTCTAAGTCTGAACTTCTCTACGATTATAGAGGGGATAAGATTAGACAAGCGTTCATTTCAGGCCAAAAAAATGTCGGGATAACCAACGTACCAGAAGCAGGCAACGGAACATTAGAGCTTGAAGCTTTATGGAATAGGCATCACATCAAGCTACAGACGAATGGAGTTGCACCAGCAAGAAGCGCTTCCATTACTTGGCCTGTACCGCCAGACAGCAGCGGAAACACCGGGGCATTGACAGAATATCTCTGGTGGCGTCAAATCTTTTGGGCTGGACATAGTAGCCAATACGGTTTCATCAAAGTTACTGTTACAGACGAAAACGACAAATTTCTTTATGGCGTAGAAACCTATAAGCGTAGTCTTGGTCTAGTGACAGAGTACAACTTTCTGGGCGCTGATGAGCACGGCGGATACAACGTTCTCAAGAGTTGGACGTTCAACGCTACACACTTGAATGAACACAATCCGTTTAACCAAGATAGGGGCTGGTCAGACATCGCCAGAGAAAATGACAAAGTCACTTTCTATTGGTTTGGAAATAAGTTCTCTTACAACATTCCGGCCATTAAAGACCGCAAGTCAGCCAAGATACATGTAACCTTATCAAGCGTAACTGATAGATCGCTAGTGACACACATGTATTTTGACGAGCTTTACTATGCCAAGACTAATAATAATCATTGGGAAGACGCCCCTAACAGGTATGCGGCTGGCAGTACAGTTGTTATCAATAGCGAGAATGACAATCTAATCTTAAATAACATTTACGACTTAGACCAGGTAGTTGATGGCTCTCTATGGCCGGTCATACCGCCTGGGAAGTCTGAGATTGAGATTCTACAGTCCAGTTGGGCGAAGAAGAAGCCTACAGTGTCTATCGAATTTGAAGAAAGGTGGCTCTAATGCTTTTAACAATCCATGATAGCGCCTTGAAAAAGGTTGCTTATATTGACAACGACAAGCAGACCACCTTGAATTTCTTCAATGACAAGTGGACACGCTCTCTTGAAAGTGCAACCTCTGTCTTTGAGTTTTCAGTTTTTAAGAGAAAAATCAAGTCTGGCACCTATGCCGAACAAGCCTATAAGCATCTAAATGAGCGGTCTTTTGTCAGCTTTAAGTACAAGGGTCGGTCTTATCTCTTTAACGTGATGAAGACTGAAGAAGATGAGCAGATTATCAAGTGTTACTGCGAAAATCTAAGTCTTGAGCTTTTGCTTGAATATTACGGAGCTTACAAAGCGCCAAAAGCAATGACATTTATAGAGTATCTAAAAGATTGGGGTACTCTTGGACTTGCTAAGTTAGAAATTGGTATCAATGAGATAACAGACCAAAGGCGATCGTTAGAGTGGGAGGGGCAAGAAACCTCTCTTGCTCGCTTAATCTCTCTTGCTCGTAACTTTGATGCTGAAATCGAGTTTGAAACTCACTTGAAGTCTAATAGTCAGCTCGACCGCTTTGTAATGAATGTCTACAAGGCACATAGCGCTGAAAATCAAGGTGTCGGACGTAAGAGAAATGATGTTGTCTTAAAGTACGGCAAGAATGTGCGTAGTATCAAGCGAAGTGTTGATAAAACGCAACTATACAACGCTATTAAGCCAGTTGGCCGCAAGGAAGAAACCAAAGAGACATCAACCAAGGTTGCCAATCCGTCCGCTACACAAGCGGCAAAAGGGGGCAAGAAATACACAGGCGGCGGTTTAAACTATGCTGGTCATCCTATGAGCGCAGGGATAGTTCAAACTATCTTAAATCTTTGTGTGCAATACAACATCTTGCCGTCTGGTATGATTTGCCAACTTTACCTAGAAAGCTTCTGGGGCGCTTCTAACGTCGCTAGGGTTGACAATAACTGGTCAGGTATGTCTGGCTCGGCACAGACTCGGCCAAGCGGTGTTAAGGTCACGACAGGAAGTGCTAGACCGGCCAACGAGGGCGGAACATACTTTCACTATGGATCAGTTGACGACTTTATGAAAGACTATGCTTATCTGCTAGCTGAACAGACTAGCGGTGGTCGCAAGTTTTACGGCGTCAAAGGCAAGCAGAACATTGAAGATTACACTCGTGGTCTTTTTCGTATCGGTGGGGCGCTATACGACTATGCGGCTGCCGGATATGCTCATTATATCGCCTTAATGCGAGATATTCGGGGCGGTGTCAATCGTTCCAACGGCAATATCCTAGACAAGATAGATGACCTCTGGAAGCAACCTAACAACCAATTAAGCAGCCCTAGTCAGCCAGTGACAAGAGTAGTCAAAGCCGACAAGACAATCGCCGTTATCAACGAAATGAAAGGTCTACAAGGCCGAACAGTTGGCAGTGGTCAATGTTACGGCTTAGCGGCTTGGTACTCTATGAAATTAGGCGGCCCCGGTCTTGGCGGTGGCGTGACTGGTTTCTCTGGTAAAGTCGGGGCTGGTATAGCTGCGGCTTATATCGGCACGGACTACGCCTGGGGAAATTTCGGATGGTCCGTTGTCCGCCCTCATGGGACTAACGAACTGAAAGCTGGCTCTTTGGCAAACATCAAAGCTCACAATGCTTTTCAAGGAACTGGGCAGTATGGCCACGTTTCCGTTATCATCGCCAATAATGGAAGTACCGTTACGGTACTCGAGCAAAACTATGCCGGTCGGCAATATGTGACACTTGGAACATACAACGCACAAGCGTATCTAGGAGCGATAGAGACGTTATGTTATCCGCCGGAATTAAAGGCCGGTAAAACAGTCGAGGGCAGGACGGAAACAGGCAGCACGGTTGATGTATCATTGCCGGATATTGACCTTAAAGAAATATCTGTCAGCACAACAGAAGTAGTTATTGACCCTAAGAAAACACAAGAATGGAAGAACGACAGGGGCGAGGTTGAGTTTTATCTTAAAAATAGCTTGCTATATGCACCGTTGTCTAAACAACTTTATCCGTCGGTTTTGTCTGGTACTGAGACAAGCGATAACTGGATTCGTAAGGACATGGAAGTCGATACAGATAGCGAAGAAGTGCTTATCTCCACGGCCTTGCGTAATCTAAGGAAATATTGCTATCCAGCTATCACATACGAAGCGGACGGATATTTTGACTTGGATATTGGCGATACTGTCAAAATCCAAGATACAGGCTTTAGTCCAATGTTGGTGCTGGAAGCTCGTGTCAGTGAGCAGCAAATTAGCTTTACCAATCCGAGCGAAAATAAGACGGTCTTTGCGAATTTCCAAGCCTTGCAGAACAAGGTATCAGATAGCTTACTAACTCGTATGGCTAAGCTTGCAGAGCAGGCTATACCGTACGAGTTGAAACTATCTACTGACCAAGGCACAACCTTTAAGAACCGCACAGGACAGAGCTTGTTAATGGCTACACTAGAAAAGAATGGCAAGGTATATGAGCCTATCATCTTCTACAAAAAAGGTGACTCAATCATCGGTAGTGGCAGCCAAATGCTAGTCCGTGCGACAGACTTTGAGGGAACTCTGCAAGTGACTGTAGAAGCCTATCTCAACGATGAGAAAGTGGCAACTGCAGAGGTTACTTTTAGCAACGTGGCTGACGGTCAAAATGGTGCGAAAGGCGATCCAGGCGCACAAGGCCCTCCAGGCCCTAAAGGCGATAAAGGGGCGCTCGACGAGGAGCAGCTTAAACAAGTCAATGACAAGATTGATAGCAAGGCTGACCAAAAGCTGACAGCAGAGCAGCTAAACGCTTTAACGGAAGCTATGCAGCTAGCCAAGGCTGAACTCGAAGCCAAAGCCAGCATTGACACGGTCAATGAATGGGTTAAATCCTATCAAGATTATGTCAAAGCTGATGAAGCCGGACGAGCTGCAGCAGAAGCGAAGCTTGTAGCAGCAACTCAAAGGGTTGCCAAAATCGAGAACAACTTAGGCGATATGGCCGAGCGGTGGAGCTTCCTAGATAGCTATATGAGCGCCAGCAATGAGGGCTTGATCATCGGCAAGAAAGATGGCTCGTCCTCTGTCCGTGTCGAGAGTGACCGCATCAGCTTTTACTCTGCCGGCTCTGAGGTAGCTTACATTTCACAAGGTGTCTTAAAGATTGAGAATGGGGTGTTTACTCGAACGCTTCAAATTGGGCGTTTCCGTGAGGAGCAATATCAGCTCAATCCAGATATGAACGTCATCAGATATGTGGGAGGTATTTAAACATGGCTAGAGCCACATTTACCGGTACTTACGGGAACGGCTTATACATTGAGATAGTGACAACGCGAAACTGGCAGAATGTCGCTGGCAATTTCTCGTTAGTCAATATACAAGTTAATCTGATTTCAGCTTCTGCGACCATCTACGACGGGAATGGGAACAAACCATTGACTATGACGGTCAACGGGGTACAAGAAGTCATACAGATAGCGTCAAGCGGATATATGATTGCTCCCGGGCAATCAAAATTGCTCTTTGCAAAAGATTATCAGATTTCTCATAATTCGGACGGCAATAAGTCGTTTTCAGCAGCAGCAAGGCTGGATCTTGGCTTTGCAGAATATGGTTGGGGTGCAGCAAGCATACCTATCTATCTGCCACGAATTCCGAGGTCGAGTTCTGCGACGTTTAATTCGACGGTTGCAATAGGTCAGTCGCTTCCTATCGCAATCAACAGGGCAGACAATAGCTTTAAGCACACAATCCGCTATAGTTGGTACAGTAGATCTGGTGAGATAGCCAGTAATGTTGATACAAGTTCCAATTGGACAATCCCAAAAGATTTTATCAACGACTTGCCAAATAGCACGAGCGGAACAGGGACGATTTATGTCGATACCTATTCTGGTTCTGAGAAGATAGGTACTCAATCAGCTAATTTCACTGCAACCGTTCCGGACGACATCAAGCCGACTTTAACAGGTTTCACCCTCACAGACGGCAATGCGATAGCCGCTAATATCGTTTCTGGCGGTGAGCACTTTATCAAAATCTTGTCTGACATTAGAGTCAATTTTGGGGCTGCGTCAGGAGCTTATAGCTCGACTATCACAGGCTATTATGCAGAGATTGTCGGAAAAAATCAATCCACTACCACGAACGGCGGCGGCCTTGGACTGATGAACTATGATGGCCAAGTCGTCATCAGAGCGAGAGTGACGGATAGCCGAGGGCGGACGAGTAATGCGATAGAGCGCACAGTGACTATCCTCGACTACTTCCCACCCATCTTGAAATTTGATGTGGCCAGAACTGGTCTGAACGGTGGAACATTGACGATTACACGGACAGCGAAAGTAGCTCCTTTGATTGTCAATGGCTCGCAAAAGAACAAGATGACGTTGACATTTAAGGTCAAACCTCTTGCCGATACAAGCTACACATCGGACACTGGCCCTGCTGCTGGCTCTTGGACGAGCATATCAGAACTTGTCAACAGCCCAGCAAACCTATCCGGTCAATATCCGGCCAATAAGACTTGGGAAGTCGTAGGGAAACTGGAAGACCGATATACAAGTACGGAATTCGCAGCCATCGTCACGACAGAGGGTGTAGTGCTATCTTATAGCCAATTTGGTGCTGGTATCAATAAAATCTGGGAACGTGGGGCGCTTGATGTCAAAGGCGACATCTATGCGAATGATAAGCTTATCCAGATGCACGCTTTGACGCAGAAGAATGGTACTGCTATCTATGCCTACGGAAAAGACTTTGACCAGGAACGGACAACCGGTGTCTATTTTAAAAACGGAATGGAAAACAACAATCCAGCTCGTCAATATGGCTGGTTGCTAGTGCTCAATAGTAACAATGAGTGCTTCCAGATGTTCTTCCCGTCTATATCAACCGCAGAGCCTGCCAAGCGCGTCCTGCTAGCTGGTAAATGGAGCGCATGGTCAACCAATGCAAGGAGCGACCACGCAAACCTCAAGCGCATAGAATGGACTTCTACAGGCGTCAATGGTGTGCACTACAAGCGGCAGGGCGACATCGTGACATTAAGGCTTAATGTCGTAGGGAATGGCGGAAACCTTGGCATAGGGAACATTCCAGTGGAATTACTGCCTATGCCAGCAAAAGAAAGCATGTTGACTGTGACTGGCTGGTCTACATCACCAGCCGCACACAACCGAAATATTCAGTTTGGCTCAAATGGGGCTATGGTTATCCTCAATGCCGAACGAATAGAATTTAAGACACAAGTAAGCTGGTCTATTTAATAAACAAAAAGGAGACACATGTCTAAATTACAATTTAATCGCAAGAGTTGGATTTACTCATCATCCAACAACGAAGTTGAGGGCACTCACGTCATTCTAACGAATGCAGAGGGTGCTTTCTATCCGGTATTGCTTCCGAAAGAAGCGATTGACCTACCAGTCGAAGAACTGGAAAAGAAAGCTTTAGAAGTCGTCTATCAAGAGAATTTCCCAGATCGTGCCAAGAAAGAGCAGGATGAGGAAATCAAGAAGAAATTCCAAGAAGCCGACAAGAAAGAGCAAGAAGCTACCCTGCAGCGTGCAGAGCTGAAAGAACTACTCGAACTGGTCACTTATATCGCTCTTGGTATTTCAGGAGGACTGGATATCAATAGTTACACAGCACTAGCGCAGAAGATTGATGCGCCAGTCAACGGCAAGCGGTACACAGGGCCAACGTTCGTCACTATCAATTATCCATACACGACTAATCCGAAGTGGCAGCAAGGAAATCGGACGATTGTCAAATACACGGGTGCTACTGGTTACAACTACACCGGCCAGCCTGCGGAAGACATGCTCAAGTCTGGGGCATGGACTATCGTATTGCCAAATATCAGCAATTAGCTAGAAAGGGGGTGATTATTATTTGAAACCAGAGTACCAGCTTTTAATGACCGTGGGCGGATTTATTATCACAGTCTACGGTTTTTACAATGTTCTGCGTGCGAAAAGCATTGAGCAAGCAACCAAAATCAATTCATTGGAATTGCGCTTGGGCTTTTTGGAGCAGCAGACGAAAGACCACACTAGACGCTTGGACGACCACGACAAGCAAAACCAAGCTCTCGTCGCTATGACGGAGCAAATCAAGAATTTGACAGAAGATGTTAAAGAACTCAAAATCATGATCGAAAAGAAAGGAAGTTAAATCATGAACAAATTTGCAAAGAAACTCGCTATCAAAGTAATCAAGACTATGGCTCAAGCTGCACTTGGTGTCATTGGCTCGTCTGCCCTGCTGACAGAAGTCAACTGGGTAGTAGTTGCATCAACAGTTGGACTTGCAGGTCTGACATGTATCTTGATGAACTTGTCTGAACTTAAAGAAGACTAATGTAAGGGGGTGGTCTTTTGACGACTCAAAAACAACTACTTGATAAGCTAGAAAGTGTTGTCAATCAGCGGCTAACAGTTCCGACCAATCCTTTTGGCGGACAATGTGTTGCTGCGATTGACAGGATATTGCACTACGAGGGGCTATTTAACCTCGATTTTAGCTATGTCAATGCAATAGATTGCTTAGACCGGGCCGCAAATCTCGGGCTTAAAGTAACAGGTTTTAATGGCTCTAATAACCCGCCTGTGGGAGCTGTGTTTGTGTCGAATTGCTTGCCATATCACGAGTTCGGACATATCGGATTTGTGGTCGCAAACAATCCAGACGGCACAATCACGACGATCGAGCAGAACATCGACAGCAATGCCGACGCTCTCTATAATGGAGGATGGACACGCAAGGTTATTCGCAATCTATCTAGCGACGGCACATTTAGCTATGTTAATTGGCAAGCACCAGCACAGCAAATGCTCGGCTGGTTTGAGTTGCCTTTTGATAACGACACACCGCAACCAGCAGAAGAAAAAGTAAATCTGCGTTTGCTTGCATAAAAAGAAAGGATTTGATACATGCTACCTTATTTTATTAGATTTAGGACGAAGCAATACGAAAAAGACGGTTTCCCAAACGGATCTGTCTGGTATGCTGACAAGTTCGCTGGCACTATGCGTTGGGTAAACGCTGGTGCGGAGGGAGAAATCAAAGGCAATTTTAAGACGATTTACGGCGCAGACATCGCTTATATTGATGTCAAAGATAATTATCCTATCCACTTGCGGAGAATGGAGCTAGACGGCCTTAAAAAGGCTGAACGGCTACTTTGGTAA